TCAGTCCTGGGCCTCGGGTTTGGGGTATGGGTGGGTCTTGAGCGCCAGGCGCTTGCGCCAGCTATTTTTAATGAAATAGACATAGCGAAACTGCCTAAAGCGGAGCGGGATCGCTCGATTCTTCTCTTCGCGCAGGATACGCCCTCGCACACCGCTTTTCTTGTGCGCGGTGAGCAACATGGGGTGATAATATTCCGCGTCCAGGAAGTAGAAGTCTGTCCAGTGGTGCCCACAATAAAGGAAGTTGCTCGCCTGGTAGACCACGCCGTTGCGCCCGCAGCGTTCGTCCGCGAAGGACTGGACCCAGGCCACGGAGGGACAAGCCCGTTTGATGTACTTGAAAGCATAGGACAATGCCCGACTCTCACTGTTCCTGGGGGCCACGTCGGCCAGCCACATGCGGTTCAGCTCCATATACTCGCCGATCTTAGTGTCTGGCACGATCTTGCCTACCTGAACTGGGTTCAGCGCGTATCCAAAGGACAGCGCCCCGGCCAAGTTGCGGCGGTAGTAAACGCCCAGATGGCAATAGCTGTTGTTGACGATGCGATGAGAGTAGTGATGCTTGAGGATCAACTCTCTGGCCAGTCTGGAGTGAATCCAGGCCACGTAGAAGTCGCGGCAGCCGAACCCGGCCACACCGGACTCGCCCTCAATGTAACCGGGGCGGTCTTCGGTGGGCGGATCGAATCTACCAGGGATGGGGGGATGATGGGGTTTCTTTCGGGAAGGCACGTCGTTGCTCCTTGGGGGAGGCTCGGTGGCCTTCATGGTCGGGACTCTCGGTCCTCAGACGGTTCATTGTCTTGCAACGCGGGCACTGGATGTCTAGCGCGCCGTCTTCGATAGTTTCCATAGCTAGCAGTCGGTGGCATCTGCGACAACGAAACTCATTCATATTACCTTACTTTACATGTTGTGTCGCGGCCTGCTATTTCCTCTTCAGCCTGTACAGGTGAATGGAGCAGCTGGCCTCGGCCGGTGGAGCTGTATGTCCGTACAGCGCCAGTGGGGGCGTTGCAGCGCCCCCGCCTGTTCCTCTTGGCTCGGCCCGTCGGAGTGATCCGGCGGGCTGTTGTCTTTTGGTCGCCCTATTCAGTTGTCAAAAAGCTAATCCCAACTCGTGCCGTTGAAGCGCTTGAGCTGCCCGGGGATCCAGGCCCCGTCGGTGTAACACTTAAAGGTGCCTGTTACCCAGGTACCAGAGACATAGGCTTTAAACGGCAAAAGAGTGGACTCGACGGCCCCATCCGTGGCCGACATGGCCGACAACGTGATGGTGTGGTAGGCCTCGTCGTTCCAACGGGCGGCCAAAAACAGATAATCCCCATCGGGAGTTATGCCCGTGACAGTCGAACTGCCCACCTCAACACCTCCATCCACGACCGTCAGGGACAGGGTTTTGGCGGCCGGGGCCCAATCGAGGATCAGCCGACGGGCTGCGCCCAGAGTGTGCCAGTCATCGGCAACCGACCCACGAACGGTATACCCTTCGGTAATGCGCCACTGCTGGGCAGCAAAATTATATTGGACGTATGCGCCAGCGGTGTCTGAGACCCCCGAGTTGCCTACGCCGAAATACCATGCTGGGCCTCCATTCGTGGGGTCTCCCGCGAACACATCAATGGACCAACGGACTGGCCCAGGGCGATGGTATTTATAAGAGCCCCCGGTGTATACGGTGTGAGAAAGCCTGCCCGTTGAGCGCACCCCCAGTCTCGGGCTACCGGACAATACCCATTCTGGGGCGATCTCCTGAAGTTCAGTGCCGGTGGAGTAGGCGGAGAAATCAAAATCAAACAATATGGTCATCACTCGACCTCTGAAACGCCGTTCACGGCCAGGATGGCCCCGTGTTCCTCGTCGGTAACGTCGGCCCAGACGATCAGCGTGTCCATTGTCGGGCCGGGGTCAGACCCCCAAGTCCCTTTATAGACGACGTCTAGGGCGGGCTCTAGGGCCTCTGACCCATCGTTTACCGGCACCAGCGGAGTCAAGTAGTATCGTTTCATCTAGCTCCATCCCCAATAGGTCAGTCCACAGACATTGCAAAGCAGCTGTCCGGCACGGTCCTGGGTGGCACAATGAAAACATCGGAAGGCGGGCAGGTGCAGGAGTACGTTGCTCGTTTCAATATATTGAAAGTCCCGGAGCGATCGCTTGGTCAGCGGGGCAAAAAGTGGCATGGGAGCGCCTAGGAAATGTCGAGCCACAGGTCCCCCTCGACCGGATTGCTCGGCTCGGTCGCTGATACGGTGATCATGCTGCCGTCGGCTCCGGCAGTTCCTTGCAGCGAAGCCAACCATTCGGCCTCAGTGCCGGAATATCCACCGGCAACGGCCAGCTCGTAGGCGGATTCACCGTCCTGGCCATTGGTTCCGGCAGCACCGGTTTCGCCTTTGTCCCCCTTAAGCGAGGCCAGCCATTCGGATTCGGTGCCGATGTAGCCAGCGGCAACGGCCAACTCGTAGGCCGAGGCACCTCCCTCTCCGTCCTCTCCAGCCACGCCGGGGTCGCCCTGGCCACCCGGTTCCCCCTGGGCACCCTGGACGCCTTGTTCTCCCTGAGGCCCGACCAGTGAATCCAACCACTCCTCAACAGTGCCGGTAAAACCATTGGCCAAGGCCACTGCATAGGCGTCCGCCCCGTCCTGGCCGCTTTCGGTGCTGGACGTCTGCCAGCCCTGGCCGCCCAACTCCGCGTCAATGGCCTGGACTATCTCGGCCCCGGAAAGCTTCACTGAAGGGGGAAGCGGGAATTGACCGACTTCGACCACGTGGACGCGGCCGGGGAAGGACACCTCGACGACCTCGATTATCATTCAGTCACCTCCTTGGTCAGGCTGATGTTGCCGCGCAACAACTTCCAAGTCCGGCCGTCCGGGTCCGAGTACTCCACGTCGTAGACGCCCGGTCGGGTTACCATGGCGGTTTGCGCGGCGGTGGCTGTCAAGCCGACGTACCCCTCAGCCAAACGGCTATGATCGACATCAAATTCCAGAAGTAGCGCGCCGCCCGTCTCCGCCCGCATTTGCGACCGGAACACACAGCCGGTCAGATCAAGGCCAACATCGGCACCGACGCTGTCCTTGGCGCGGAGCCACGTCTCAAAATGACTGCCCTGCATCATATGTAGATCGCAATATCCAGGGAACACGACCTACTCCTGGGGAATATCACCCCGCAGAGGCGGGGTGTCAGGCCACTCTATGACGTGAGGGAAGCCGGCCTGCTGAGGCACATCGCACAACGCGGCCTGTCGCGCATCCCACGCCGCCAACTCGGCCTCCAGATCGGTGGCGTCATCGCCCTTGCGCTCGGCCTCGCGGATTTGGCGGGCGAGTTGCAACACCCGTCTGTCGCCATCGGCCAACATCTGGTCCCGCTCGGCCCGAACGGCCTCGGCCAGGTCCTCGTCGGTTGCCACATAGGGGCCGGGGGCGGCTGCGCTATATATCTCATTGTCTCGAATGTCCTCGGCTGACCTGATAGCTCGCCAACCGAATGTCCCGTCGTTACGTACTGCGTATCCTGCCATTAAATCACATCCTCCCAACCTCGGACGGCGAGACTGTCTCCGGCGGCCTTAGCTGCGTAATAAATATCAGTTGATCGTAAAACCATTGTCGTTGACATGGACATCGACGCGTTTGGCCCACCATCCAGCGACATCGGGGGCGGATTTGTCGAAGATGAGTACCCGCCAAAATCGCCAGAGGGAGCAACAAGCAGTCCGCCCTCCAACTGGACGTGGCCGAGCACACATATGGTTACAGCGGTGGGCGGGACTGTCGCCGACACACTAACGGGCACCCATGTGGGGGTCACTATTGACCCTGCAACCCCGGCTGCTAATGCCGGATATGCGATCAGATTATTGGCGGCACCGGGAGTGTAGTAAACCGTCTGCCCAAACTGGGCGATGGGTAGCGGATACCCGTTGGTGCCGTCGGTCCTGATCCACCCCACCCGCCGGGAGTAGGTGTAGCCGCTCGGCATTGTCGGGGTGTCGGTCGAGAGCGACAGCAGCCCGGCCGCGTTGCCCGCACCGTCGGCAATTACATGGACCGCGTACCACGTGTCCGTGGCGACCGCGCCGGAGTCCAGCCCGCCCGCGCCGCTGGCCGTCGTGGCGGCGGTGACGTCCACGCCCGACAGCTCCCGGACATGGCCGTCTGCGTCGGCGACCACCAGCGATTTGGCGGCAATGGCGACATTGGCGTCCGTGCCGGTGGTCAGCACGGTCAGGCCGCGCGGCGTCCAGCCCGTGGTCGAGCCGACCGGCTCCGGGATTCCTGCGGCGATCATGGCCGCGATGGCCTGACGCAGCTGCGTCAGGTCTGCACCGTCAGCGGTCAGCCCGGCCGCCTCAATGACGGCCATGATCTCCTCCTGGACCCCGTTAAGCCACTCGTCCGTGACCACCGTTGCGGGCACGCCTCCGGCCGGATTGCCATCGGTGAACCGATTGTCCTCAGTCGCATAATCGCCTTGAATGCGTTGCATGCTCTACTCCTCTCCGTAGGCAAAGATTAGGATTGTATGGGCCGGGGCAAGGCGGGACAGACGGCACTCCAAAGACTCGCTGCCCCACTTAGCCAGGGCATCGCCTGCGGCGTTGCCCCCAGCCTGGAATGATTGAATAGAGGTCTCCGGGGCGTGAACGCGCCAGGCGTATATCCAATCGCCGTTGGTCAGGGCATCACCGGCCGATGAGACACCGGCCCGGAACGGACGAAACTCCTCCACGGTCACGGTCACGCCCAGGGCGGCGGCCATATCAATATAATAGGAGGCGCTCTGCCCGCCCTGAGCGGCCAGGGTCAGATGGCATGCCCGTCGACGTTCCTGGATGGTTTCAGCGTCTTGGGAACAGTCGCCCGGTAGGCCGCAAACGCGTTCCCAATCCCTAAGCATCTCCAGGGCCGTGCGCGGGTCGGCCTCGTCCAAGAGATCATCGGCCCGGCCATCGGCTCTGGCCAGTTCGTCAGCCAGGGCCAAGAGAAGCAGCGCCCATATGCTGTCCGAGTCCGTAGGCAAAGCCATTCCGGGCGGGGCCAGAGCCATTAATTGGTCGCGGTACTGTTCCGAGGTCAGGCTCATGACAATCCCCCGAAGGTTATAGTCCCAGGTACGGCAATATGGCCGACCTCATGCTCCACGTCGGCCGTGGGCGAGACCAGGACATGGTCGGTCTCGCCGGTTGCCACGGATATGGCCTCCCGCAAATGACTGAGCAGCGTGGCGCCGCCGGGCACGGACTCAGCCAGGATAACGGCGGTGACTTCTTCCTGTACGGCTGCACGGACGGCGGCGGTATTGGGGGCCAGGTTGATCTCCATGTCCAGCGGATCGGGGATCGGCGCGACCACGTAGACCTCGGCCGTGACCGGGCGCTGACCATCCAGGTATGCCTGGGCGGAGGCCAGGGTGGATTCGTCCGGTATGCCGTTCTCGGTGGTGTCGTCGGTCATGATGCGCACGGTCACGGTTCCGGCCCCCATCTCACGCGGATAGACCCAGACGCGGGTCACGCCGCCGATCTCCAAAGCCCAGGCCTCATAGTCGAAGTCAGCGCCGCCGTGAGGGGCCTGGCGTATGCGCGACAGGACGCGCGAACGCAGGTCCGCGTCGCTCTCCTCGTCGGCCCCGCCGGACAGTTCCCCGGCCGTGGCCATGGACTTGATCCCTTCCACGGAGGTGGACAACGAGAGCTTGGTGCCTTCGTCGGTGTTGCCGATCTCGCCCGCGCCAACGGCTTCCACGTCCACGTCGGCTTTGCCTCCTACAATGGAGCCCTCAACCATGGTCTCGAACTCCACTCCATCGGCCCGCGTCCATATCGTGCCCTCGGGGATCACGCTGCCGTCCGCCCCTTCGCACGCAATGACCCCCGAGGCGGTGGACGGCCGTTTGCGCCGCTTGCCCCATATTGAGCCCCAACGGTCCAGCTGCTCGGCTTCGGCCGTGTCGGGCATGACCTGGGCGGCTATCCAGGACATATATCCATACAAGCCATGCACGGCTCCGGCCTCCACCGTGGCCAGGATGGCCAGCAGAGTCCGGCGCAGTGATGCGTCGGCCCCCTCCAGACGGGATTCGATATCCGCCTTGATGCGGGCGATCAGTTCGGTCAAAGTTGGTCGGTCAAAAGACATTTAGAGGGCCTCCCACAGGTATGCGAAATTGTAGTCGATGGCCGGAGCGTTCGGCTTGTAAAGACGGATGCGCAGACCGAGCAGTCCGCGCCGGACCCATTCGGCCGTTACCTCGACGGACTCGACCACCCCGTCCTCGACCATCCAGGCCAAGGCTTCCCCGGCGTATTCCTTGGCCTTAACCAGCACTTTGGGCAGCTGTTTCTCCCGGCTGAGCAGCCACAGGCGGGAGCCTATACGGTCGTCCAGGACATCGGCGTAGGTATCGGCCCACCAACCCCGGCGGTCCGTGGTGCTGCCGGGCAGTTCGTCGCCATCCTCGGCGCGGCGGTCAATGAACAGCGACAGGATCACGGCCGTCTTGAGGGTGTCGTCCCGAACCAGGGCCAGGTTTTCCAGGGACAGGTCCGCACCCATCTCCTTCCAGATCAATGCAACATCAGCCATCGAGCGGCCCCCCGGTATTTTCGCCTCCGGACATGACGCCGCCGTGCCGGTGGGCCTCCAAGACAATATCATTGGAGGTGATGTCGCCACCGATATTGGTCAGCCCGCCGGTCATGTTCAACGGGCCGCCGTGGCCGTGAACGGTTCCGTGCACCAGCAGGCCTCCGCCGACTTCCAGGTCGCCGGTCACGATCGTTCGTTCGCAGTCTACGGTGGTTTCGCCCTCCACCGTGGCGATAAGATCGCCACCAGCGTCAATGGCCACGCTGCCGCCAACCACGGCCGAAACATCGCCCCACGCCGTAGCCGAGACGCTGCCGGTGACGGTGGCTGAAAGGTCTCCCAGGATAGTGGCCACGGCCCCGTTTCGGGTCAGGTGAACTTTTTGGCCCCGATCATCGTAGAGAGCGACCTCGCCGTTTTGGAGGCCGGTCAGTCGATAGCGCCGGTCATCCACGGACACGATTACGGTATGCGAACGGTTGCCGCCCAGGGACAGGGCGATGGCCTCGGCCCCGGCCAGCGGCACGGAAGTAAAACCATACTGCTGGAAGCGCTCCAGCCGGGACATGGTCTCCTCGCCGAGCAGCTTGGCCTGCGCCTCCTGCAATAGGGTGGTGTCGTCGGCCATGGTCAGCACGGCGCGGGAGATCATCAAAGCTATGCGGCGGCGGACAGGACCGAGAGCCTTGTAAAGGACGCGCATCACCATATTTCGCCCTCCTGTTCGGGCAGGGGAGTAAGCACGAAGGTCTCACGCGGGACAAGTTCCAACTCGGTACGAAATCCATCGCGGTTTAAGCGCAGATTGACGCCGGAAATAAGGCGGTAGTCGTCCAGGCCCAGGTAAGCGTCCCGGACGCGGACCAAGTGGTTGGGCTCCCACAATCCGTCGGCATGGAACCAGCCCGGAACGATGTAGCATAAACGTCTGGAGCGGCCGTAGCGGACGTTACGTTCCCACTCGGCACGTTTGGCGGCGGCAGCCTTGTCCACTGAGCTTTCGGCCAGCACGGTCAGCGGACGATATCGGGTTATGGCCGCGTCGGAAGCTGACCCCATGGGCTGGGCAGCGTCCTCCCCGTACCAGTCGTCCGATCCGGCGGTCTGGCCTTTGACCGTGTACTTGCTGTAGCGGTCCCGGTGGGAATAACGAGCCTCGCACTCCAGGATGTTTTTGCCCGTGGCCAGGACCGTGGACAGGCGGTCGGTACCGGCGCGGGCCAGGAGCAGATTGCCCAGGCCATCCGACAGGAGCAACATGGCCCGGATTCGGGCGGCCTGCTCCAAAGTCTCGTAAACGGTGTCCCCCTCATTGTTCTTGAGGGTATCGAACGCTGCCCCCACGTCAGTCAGGGACTTGACGCCGATGTTGTAGGGCTTGCACAAGGCCGTGGCCACCTGAGCCAGAGTCCGGCCGGAGAATTGCGTGGACGGCGCGGAACAGTCCAGAAGGTCGCCGGTCAGGTCCCGGCCGGACACCCTGATTCCGTGGCGGCGCTCCGTATAGCTCGGGTTGGCTTCATCCACGAATCCGGCGATAACCGGGCTGCCGTCCACCAGCACGGTGCAGGCCGCGCCGGGCCGGACCGGGCGTGCCGTGGAAGTCCCGGACCAGCGGTCGGTCAGGGTCAGGTCAAAGGCCGCGCAGAGATACTCCATGGAGCGGCGGATGGAGATTTCCCGCCAGCCGCCGTAAAGGCTGCCGTCCACCTTCAAGCGCACGTCGGGATTAGCCATTGGTCACCACCTTGAGAGTCGTACCGCCGGGTACCGCGCCGGGGTGGCGGACCTTGTTGCGACTCACGATCTCGGAGGCCCGGTCGGCGTTACCGTAAATGGCATGGGAAACCACCAGGGCGGGCAGCGTCTCGCCCGGAGTGTACGTGGTCAGCCTCGGCAGAGACTCACGGGCGGCGAAGTCATGGACTACAGCGGTCCGCAATGCTGCGAGCGCAAGGTAAACGGTGTCGTCGGCCGTAGCCGCCTCCTCGTCCAGGGCGTCGAGCAGGGCCGAGCGGACCACCTCGGCGTCGTCGTAGGTGGCGAAATCCGTCTTGGATACACTGGTGGCGGCCTCGGCTACCAGAGAGGCCCGCAGCAGACCGGTTACGGCCGCAGCGTTGGTCTCGATGGTGGCCCCAACGGTGGACAGGACCGACTTAGGGCTGGAGGAATAGGACGAACTCCCGGACGGCCAGGCGCTGCTGGAGGTAAACAGACTGAGCAACAGCCTGTAATTGGGCAGATCGAAGGAAAAAAGTCCGTCGAACAGGCCCGACAACTGGCGGGCCAAGGTTATGGGGAGTTCCAGCAACGCCTCTATCTTAGTCTTCATGGCTATGATTTTGGTCACCGGATCAGTCAACTTGTGGATTGCACCACAGGCCTCATTGACCGCGTCGGACAGTTCGTCCAGGGCGTTGTCGATCCTGTCCAGCAGGCTCTCCCGGTTGCGCTCCGGCCCGCTGGCATCCACAGTCTCGGTAAAGGTTATGACGGCGGCCTCGGTCAATTCCTCGGCAGCTTTCTCCACGGCCCATCCGGTGTCCTCGGCATCGTCCGGCAATTCCACCGGACCACCTTCGACAAATTCGATGGAGATTACTGCCATGCCGCCCCGGCGGGTCGATTCGCGGGCATGCCATTCCTGCACGGCCACGGTGCGAGAGCCGTAGTAGGGATGAACCAACACGCCGTCGCCGTATGCGTCCAGTGCGTCCAGCAGGGCGTTGCGCGCGTCCATGTAATCCTCGCCCAGGATAAAGGCCTCCACGCGGAAGCGGTGGGCCTTGCGGCCCATATCTTCGGTGGCGGGCTTGTCGCGCAGCGGAAATTCCAGGGAGCGGGTCCTGCGCCCGCCGCTGATGTCATGGGATCGGACTTGGAAAGGCACCCCACGATAGCTCGCCGGGCGGCTGTCGAGTTCTTCGCGCCAGCTCATTGTCCCACCCCCGCCATGTACATGCCGGAGTCCACGTCCATCTCCATGCCCCGCGCATCCATACGGGTGATGCGGGTGCGGTCGTCGCTGACTTCGATGCGCAGGCGGCCCTCGGGGCGCTCCTGGTCATGAAATCCGAGATTGTCCATGGCCTGCCCGCCAAGGTTGCCACCAGCCCAGGCTCCGGCAATGCCGCCGCCCAGGCCGCCGAGGATCGCGCCTATGGCCGTGCCCAAACCGGGCACCACGGAGCCGATGGCCGCGCCGAGCTGCGCACCGGCCACGGCCCCGCCCCAACCGCCCAGGCCGGAGCCCACGGCGCGGCCGGAGGCATTGACCTTGGCGTCGGTGGACTGCTTGTCGTCGGACCAGGCGTCGTAAAGCTCGTAGGCGGTCCCGGCCAGGGCCAGCGCCCCGGCCGCGCGCCCGGCCCACTTGCCCGCGCCCGCCATGGCCCCGCGCACACGGCCCAACCTGCCGCCGCGCCGGGCCACGGACGCCCCGGCCTTGCCGGAGCCGCCCTGCCAACCGCCGCCGTAGGAATCGGGCATCATGGACATGCGGTCGTTGACCACATAGACCGGGATCGGGCCGGAGGACATGCCGCCCAGAAGACCGCCCAGGCCGCCCTTGGCCCCTTTGCCCCGGCCGAAGAGCCCGCCAAGGGCTCGGGCCCCTTTGTAGGCCTTGCGGCCCAACACCAGCGCACCCAATCCGGCCGCTCCGTATGTTATCGCGGACATGGCCGTGTCCGCGCCTTCCGAGCCCAGGGAGTTGAGGACGTCGGCGGCTTTTTGGATGGGCGCGGTCAGCCGGGAGTCCGCGAACTTCTGCCACGCGGTATAGAGTGCGGTCATCGAGGCCTCGGCATCCTTTGCCGCGCGGGCGGAATCGGACAGGGTGGTTTTCCCGTCGCCCTGGACCTGCATGAACTTGACCAGAGAGTCCAGGGAACCGGTGCGCTTGAACTCGCCTGCGGCCTGGTTGAAGGCGCGAACCGCTTCGGCGTCGAAAAAGCGACCGAGCTTAACCGTGTCGCCGCCGGTCTTGTCGACGATATCGGTCATGATCTCGTTGATGGGCCGCAGAACTCGTTGCCCTTCCTTCAGCTTGTCGAGGTCAAAGACCTGGACCCCGGCCCGGCCCAGGAGCTTGAGCTTCTTGGGATCGGCGAGCGTGCGCATGGTGGCCTCAAAGGCGGTAGCAGCCATTTCCGATGAGCCAGTACCCATACGGATCGTCTGGAGCGCCGCCCCCATTTCGCGCAGGGCCTGGGTGCCGCCGCGCCCCGCCGCCGTATAGGCTGTGATGACGCGCGGGCCGAGGGCGGCCATGTGTTGCAGGGTGAACGCCCCCATCTTTCCCTGGGCGTTCAAGATGTCCAGAGCTTCCAGGACTTCGTCCGGGCTCTTGATGTCCATCTTTTGGAACTCGGACAACAGGCCGCCGATATCCCGCCCTGCAGCCCCGGTGGCGCTGATGGCGGTACCGATGTTGCCGATGTTGTTCTCGGCAAACTTCAGATCTCCGGTCTTTTCGACAATCTCCTCTATGGCCGAGGTGATTTCACCGGGATCAACGCGGATTTGAGGGGCCTGGGCCACCTCGTAGATACGGCGCTTGAGCAGCTCCATTTGCTCGGCGTCCGCCGAGGCCTGGATGCCCAACCGGGTAAACCGGGTCTGGAG